AGCACATCATGTTTGTTTGAGCAGTGTATAGAACTACCCATTTTGTACCATCATATTGTAAAATACTGTTTTTGATGAAATTACCATTTACATCTTTTGCAGTACTTGCAGAACCTGCAGTATATCCAAAGTATGTACCATCAGCCTGAATGGTTGGAAGACCTAGACATAATACCCTAAATCCACGATAAAAGGTTGTATTTGAATACAAGAATAACTTGTAGGTTGCATTACCTTTTATCAAATCAGCACTTGTTGATATGACATCTACTGGGAATCTGAAAACACTAGTATCATTGTTTAGTACTATGTTTCCATCCCACATACTATGACCAAATGGTTCAGTTCCTGAGTTACCTTGATTGGATAAATTAGAACCTGAATTTCTCCATGCATTTACTGCGGCTGTAGTCCATGGTGAATATGGAATAGAGTTACCATAATCAAAGGCTCTTGTTCTTTGTTGCCATGAACCTGGATTAATGTCTGGCTGTTTGTTCAAGTTTTGGGCCAAGGCCTGATAGAGCAAACCTTTGTATTGTATCTTTGCTCCAACTGGATATGTTACAGAATTATCCCACTGTTTGTATAATGGGTAGAAATACTCCTTACTGGCAAATTTAGAATATCCTGTTGGTAGGCTTCCAAGTCCGTTTGCACCCCATGACGCAATAAGACTTCCAAGTTGAGAGTCTATTCCACCTTTTGACTCACCAATGTTTACTGCGTTAGTATTGGTGATTGTTTTTGGATTTGCAGGATTTGAACCACTGGAGAATATGTTAATTTGCATGGTATTAATGGCATTTGTGAAACCAACATCATAGAAATCTAATGCACCACCTGCGTCTACACTGGAACCTAGTTTATCAACAACTTCCATTAACCTATTATAGCATTTATCCTCATTGAGTCCAAAATCATAAATATTTGTAGTCCAGTTTGGTAGTTTGTTAAATGCAGGATCATCATTACCAAGTAAAAGTGGTTGATTGGTACCTCTAACCGCATTGTAAAAAGCACCAATATCTTTACCAACAGTAAATGAATCAGTAAACCACCATGGAGTAATATAATCAATAACCTGCATGTTTGCCTCAAGGCCCACACATTGAATCTCAACCTTATTTCCACCATCTTTTGTCTCCTGTGGTATAATTTTTCTAACCTCATATACCATTCCACCACCTGTTCGGCCAAAAGCATTACCTGCGTCGTCAGTTGCCTGTATCCATATTTGGTCAAATTGGTCAATGATTGGTGAGGATGTTACATATTTACCCCCATCACCTGATAGTGTTACTACTGCAGTGTTTACTTCTCCAGAACCTGTATCAGTGAATAATGGAATTGCTACAATATCATTTGTAATATCAGTTGTTGCACCTGAAACTAGACCATAATGTTTTACTGTAAAATTTACCATTACCAATCATAACCTGAAACTGCAGTACCCTTATCACCATTGAAGCGTAACTGACAAGTAAAGGTTAATCTATTCAAATCTATATCTTTTTCCAAATGAACGTTACCCAATAGATAACCTCTTGGAGTACCACCTGCCAGGCTAGTGGGTGTTAAATTAAAGGATGGAAAATCATCAATTCTTAGTCCAAATCTACCCTTTGTAAAAACAGAATTTACATTATCCTCAATCTCCCATATCTTGAATGTTTTTGCTATATTGTTTACTGAAGGATTGTCAATAACACCAATCACTGTAAATGAAATCCTGCTTAATTTGGTAGACTGTAATTCGTTTAATGGTTGGAACGGTTTGTCATTCTCTGCAATAGATGTATCTAAATCAGCAAAAGTAGACCTTACATGACCTCTACTATCAGGTAAAGTACCTGCATTGAACTCTATCTTATCAGATACACTTGATTCTGGACAATTATGTTGTGAGTTATCAAGTGTTGCTCTCCAAATACATGAATTTCCTGCCATTCTACAACATCCCCTTCCCTAATAATTCTATGTCCTGATTCTGTATTTGAGCCTTTGAAACTAGGTTTAGATTGGTATTTACTAGGTTTTTACCACCTCTAAGGTTTGGAATTGATGTAATTCTTACCTCTGCATATCCCTGTCTCAATAGACCTTTTAGTTGTCTATCAGTAGACTTGGCAATCTCAGTAAGTAGATTTCGTTTGTATCTTCTATCAAATGGCCCACCTGGCTTGAACATATAATCAAGCCAGAAATCAATTATACCTATTGCTATGAACACTGGCCCTGCTATTGGGCCTATCTTATGAAGGAATTTATTGATTAGTGAATCACCATTACCTGATAAAATTGATAGTAACCCTGAAGATTGTACAGTCTGTAAAATACCATTTTGTTTTGATTCCTGTTCTTCAACCCTTCTTTCTAATTCTTTGAAACTTGATGGTCTATGTATTGCTTGTTTGGATGTCTTATCTCTTGTTTGGTCAGGAAATGCAAAATCTTCCATCTCTCCTGCAAAAATACCAAATTTCTGTTCTTCAGAAGGTGTTTGTATTGGAGCCCCCTGAGACTCGAATTGTAACTTTCGTGATTTTAGATTTGTAGCCTTTTTGTCAGCCTCATTGATTTCAGAGATTAACCTCTTTATTTCATCTGAGGATCTAGTACTGATTTCAATCTCATATTCTATTACATCCTTCTCCATCACTTTCTACCCCATTGAGTTATTTCACTATGATGTTCCACACATAAAGTAACACCATTGTTAATATTAAGTGATAATTCTGGATAACTAATCTTTGGAAAAATGTGATGTGATTGAACATTTGTTTTTCCACATATTTGACATTGATTATCATCTCGTTTTCTTACTGCTTTTGACCAAGTATATAATAAAAATTTATATGAAACCAATGAATTACCATTCTTTATTTTATTATAAAATCTAATTGATTGTAATAATCTTTTATCTGGATTATTTTGTCTCCAGATTTTTGATGTGTTCCTTGCTTTAATTATGTTTTCTGTCCTTTTCCTATATTTTTTACTATACTCGTTTTGTTTTTGTCTTATGGTTTTTTTGTTTTTTAAATACCATTGTCTCTTTTGTTTTTTTATTTTTTCAATATTTCTAGGTAGTTTTATCCATTTTCTCATGTATATTCTATGTTTTTCTTTTTTATCCAATTCTCGAAGCCTTCAAATACCTTTCAACTTCCTGCCTAATACGTTTTGAGAGACGAGGTTTACCTTCGGATATTGCGTCTCTGCAGATATACATTGGTTTTGTTCCAGGATGTCTTACTTTTCTTCTGAAAACTCTCTTACCGTTTTTATCCATCCATGATAAAGCGTCAGCACCACCAAATTCTTTGCCTTTTGGATAGATGAAATGTGATATTGTTCCTTCTTCCAGGAATTTTGATATTGGTTCATTATTAGGGCCTCGGTAATCCCATATCAATGATACTGACATTGGGCCAGTCTTTGTAATGTAAATATTACCTATGGCAGAGTCAGATAATCCTCTGGCATAAGCCTTCTTTTGGGCAAGTTCTAAAATCTCATCTTCAGCCCATTGTTGGATGTTTTCTTCAATGTAATTATTGATTCTAAACTCTAAATCTCCAAGCCTTAATCTAGCAACATCCAAGTCACTTATAGCACCCAATTTAGAGCACCTATGAAACTACTGGATCAACGGTAATTACAAAATTTATACTGACTTTTACTGCACCCTCTGCACTCTTGGCTATTGAGAGTGATTCAACCTTTGTTCCATTTGTAAAGGTTAGTGTATTTGCAGTACCTGATTTATCAGTCTCACGAACAATTAAAGTAAAAAGAGGAAATTCACCATTGGTTCTTGTAGTCAAGGCAGTCCATCCAATAACACTTGCTGACCACATATCACTAGTATACAAAATGGTTCCAGTCAATCTGTTTCTTGGATTTCCAGAGTATGCAGAAACTGAACTATTTGTGTATGGTTCAATAACTTCAGGATGTGATAAAATCAAATTTGCGTCTTGCAGGAATAACCATTCACTGGCCACTGAAGCAACAAAAATCTCATACTTACTTGCATTAACCTTTGTAGACTCTGAACCTACGTTACCCATAGTTTATTAACACCAATTTTCGTATTTATACTTTGGATTAGGAGTCAGAGACTGTTGGTGGTCTCGTTATTGTTCCAATGACTCTGAAGACTTGGTTATCATTGAAATTGGCAATCTGTTGTACCTCATCTACATCTATTCTGAATATGGTATTAACAGAATGTCTTGGTGTTGGAGAACTTGCGTCATAGGCCTGGAATATCAATCCAATCTCTGGCTTTTCCTCTCCAGTCAGTAAAGTGTTTAATTGGTTCAATTTATCACCTGTAGAACCAAAATCATTTGGCTTGACATAAATATTGAATATTGCCTTACCATGGAATTTACCCCTGAATCTTACTGGAATACCTACACCTACTGGCCCTCTTGTTACTGATTCTTCTATTGAATTATAACCATAGATGATACTTGCGTCGTATACCTCAGTATACTGATAGTTTGAACCTGGGTTTGAAAATGTAGTTGAGTTGGAATTATCAAATGTTAAAAGAGCATTGGATGGTCTATTTGAGAGTATGATGTTTCTTACTGTAACCTGTAATGTTGATTTAATATGGCCAGGTATTTTACCGTCAGGCTGTACATTTTCCCTAGTCCATCTTTTCACTTCAAGTATGATGTTTGGATCTTCCAGTGTGGCAGATTCCATTAAGGATAGAATTTGGTCTTCTACTAGTTTTTGGTTGGCCACTTCATCTGAACCAACTGCCAATATCTTGGAGTAATAGAATATCTTGAAACCTAGAGTCTTGTTTGTGGCCTTTTGTGTAGACTCTGTACTTTCTGGACTGTCAATGATAATCTCAACACTTGGGTATCTACGTCTTAAAATTGGGTGTTCATAGTCAAATATTTGGTCGGTTGCCAGTGAATTGGCAGGATAAGTACCACCCTGGAGAATAGCCTGTAAAGTGGCAGGTGTAACTGTGGTACTCATAATAAAACAATGTTTTTATAAGGTAAAAAGGTTTTAATATTATTGCCTGATTGGGAATTAGAAAGATTTTGGGACAAAGTTGAAGTTCAACCTAATGGCTGTTGGAATTATAATGATACATTAACTGCTAGATACTCTAGATTTAAAGAACATGGTAAGAATAGAATACAAGGACATAATTTTGCTTATGAGATAAACAAAGGAAAAATACCAAATGGTTTACAGTTGGATCATCTATGCAGAAATAGAAAATGTGTAAATCCTGATCATTTAGAACCTGTTACTCCTAGAATCAATGTATTACGTTCTACTTCTATAATTGCAATAAATGCAATTAAAACACACTGTCCAAAAGGACATCCATTAAGTGGTTATAATCTTTATTCCTACAAGAATAGACGTCATTGTAGAACTTGTAGAAGAGAGAACAAAAGATTCATAAGGTAGGGTTTACAGATATAATACATGCATGGATTAAGTACAGTCCAAAAACAAAACGAGTTTTGGGAACGACATGAACTCGAATCAAAGGCTAAGGAAAAGGAAATTTCAGATTCACTGAATAAAATCTAAGCCAAAACCTCTTTTTTTATTTTAAAAAATATTTAGATGGTACTAGGATCTTCAGGAACATATCTCTCTATTACATGATTTAAAAATGCTGAGAGATTGTCCTTGTAAGGGCCCCTAGCCCAGTTTTTTACATAGTTTCTGAGTTTCTTATCATTTTCCTTTGATATTGTGAAACTACAGCGTTCCATTACTTTTTACCACTTCTTGGTATTGATGGTATTTCAAGTTCTGGAAGTTTTTGCACATATTTTCTATGTATTGTCTTTATGTCTGCAGTCCAGAACTCTTCACTATCGGGGGCTTCAAAGGTTTGCTCTCTGAACTTGTATGTCAATATGGTTGTACCATAATTGGTTGTTCCAGTGAGTTTCTTATACTTGGCCAATGCTTCCTTGTCGTCAGTCTCAACAAATTGCATTTTCTTTCTTCCACCTTCATCATTTGGATCAGGTATTCTCTTACCAAATGTTTCTGATTCTGGATCATTATCGGTAATCATATCCTTTACTTCTACTTCTTTGATACCGATATACATGCCAAGGCCTCTTTTCTCAACATCAGTTTCATCATATTTTCGTCTTACCAAGGCTCCAATATGGCCCTGACCATTGACTAGAACACGAAATACTTGCTGAGCCCAATAGTTTTTTTCGTTTACTGGAATTTCTTTCTTAGGCATTAAAAGTAATACTACAGTAATATTATATAAAGAAATAAAAGATTAGTTTTTGAAACCAATCTGGAGTATGCCTTTACCTGTTGCATGGATACCTGCTATAGACCAACCAATTTTATTGAGTCTTCTCAACTGATTTCCATATATTCCAGTTCCTTTGAGGACTACGGTTGGTAGTGGTGTCTCTGCATAGTTGGCAATATTTTCTGTACCAAACTCTCTTACAAGAAAGTTAGTCAGTTCGTTTTTTGGTATTTGGATTGTAACCATGGCCTAATTATGTGACTTTATTATTTATCTAAATCCCTACTAAACATAAGGTGAAAGTTAGGGATTTACTTATATTGAAATATCGAGTAATTAGAACATGTCAAAAACAATACATGTAGAATGTGGCTCAGAAACCACATTTGATTCAAGTCCATTTAGCACACATCCAGGTGTAAAATGCAATACATGTGGTATACATATTCCATGTAGAGAAGGATTTGAGTATGGATACCTAAAGAGGGTGGATTAATATGGAACAATTATGCTATTGGTGTACTCAAGACTGTCACCAAGAATGTAATTTTGGTACTTTCTACCTGGATAGAAAAGAATCTGAATGTCAGTGTCCTAAATGTAGGAAATAATCGACACTTTTAAATATAGTTGGTTATATTATATGTCTATGGATAAAAATAAAATCAAAATTGAACGTGCTACTAAATGGAACAAAGAACACATTGAAAGAAAAAGAGAGATTGGTAGATTATCTGCTAGAAGACGTAGAGCATTAAATCGAGAAGAGTATAATAGAAAACAGAGAGATAGAAATAGAATGTTAAAACTCAAAGTGATAAATCACTACTCTAAAGGTAAAAACTGTTGTGCATGTTGTGGAGAAACAACTTATGAATTTTTGAGTATTGATCATGTCAATGAGAATGGTAGTGAACATAGAAAACATGTAAAAGGTACTTACATAATTCAATGGTTAATCAATAATAATTTTCCTAATGGATTTCAGATTTTATGTTTTAATTGTAATTCAGCAAAAGGATTTTTTGGTGAATGTCCTCATAAAATTAATATTAAATCTATTACTGGAATTAATTAAAAACAAAAAGAGAGGGGTTGGATTTTTAGTCCTTGTTTACTTTATCTACCAAACGAATGGTGAGACTGCACCTGTAATAACAAGACCTGTTTGAGTCTGTGCTACTGTTGCCAGATGGTAGTCAATTATAAAGTACTTATCGTCGCCTGTTTCTTCGTCGTGGGCTGAACCAATGCGTTGTGGGCCCTGCAAGTACAATGTGTTAGCGTCAGATGTCTCTGCGTCTACTGCATGTACATGTCCTTGTTGGAATCCGTTGTCCAACACTAGTTTGATACCATCAACACCTGGAAGATTTCTCTCTCCTGGCTTGTAATCGTATTCAACTGGAGTTGTTGGTGCTAAACCTCTTATGTAAGAGTTAGCAAGGTATTTTCCAAAGGAAATTGGGTGCATACCAATGTGAGTCATTTCTCCACTAACACCTGAACCTTCAATGGAGAGTTCTGCTACTCCAATGTCGTCAAGTGGGGAGTTGGTTGAACGTGCTGTACTTGCTACGAAACTATCCCATATACCGATTGCGGCTTGGGTTGAGTTTGTTTCAAGAGCAGTAATCGTATCAAACGAGGCTCTTTGGTCTACTTTTTGTCCTGCTATCATGATTGAATCTTGGAGTACGTTATGAACGTTCTTCAATCTTGCTTCCTCATGGATAACGAACTTGAGTCCATATTTACTTGCGGTAAAGGTCTGTCTTGAGTAGGTAAGTTGTTTCAGTTGGGCTAATTGACCTTCATCAATGTTCACCATTCCCTGGAACTTGTTAGTCTTGTCTACTGAGAGCAGTAAGTTTCTTACTGGAATCTCTCTTGCCATGGCCTTTGCGGCAAATCTACGGTCTCGTCTACCCTGTAGTTCTGTCCAAACGTTGATTATGTTCACTGAAGAGTTTGTGCTTGATCTAAGTGCGGCAAATTTCTGATAAGTTGGGGCTGATATGATATTTGCCTTGATTTCTTGGGCAATATTTCTCAACTCATTATCGAGAAAAGCGTCATGCTCTGCGTCAGGATCAGTAATGTCCTTTCGGGCCAATTTCTGATTGATTTTAGCATGTGCATTTAGGTCATACAATGGGTATGCTTCAACTTCTGCAAATCCATATTTTGGTTCACCAATGGTTCCCATCAATATGTTTGTTTCTGGATCTCTCCAGATTTGCTCAGGCCCTGCTCGTCTCTGATTGTCAGAGATTATGTGTCCTGTCATATTAATTGAATCTCCACTATGTCTGCGGCACTACATGCAACAGGTGGGAAGTCTTCTGTATCAGTAAATGACTCCAAGTATGGAGTTGTTGCTGATTTAGAGATTACACCACCTTCTTTACCCCAGTAAATACCTGCTCTTAGGCCTTCAGCGTCAGTACCTGATACAAACTGAGTTACTTGTCCTGCAGTTGTGTATGGTTTAACTACGGCTCCTGGCTTAATTGCGGCTCCTGCTACTACGGTTACAAAGTGACCTCGTACTGCGACTGGGCAAGTGATTGCCGCGTCTGTTCCAGAGGTATTGTTTGCGGCCTGTAAGGCTACAAAGTATTCTACACCTGTAGTTGCTGGATAACCTGGGTTTCCATTAGAACTGATTGCCTGTACAAGATAACCCTGTGCGTCTAATATACACAAGTCTCCTTGTGCGATATTTTGGGTTCCTGCTACTGGCAAACGTCTAATTGTATGTAGGGTTTGCTCTTTTGTGATAACACCTGCGGCTGTTGGCGTATAATTGTTTGTCATTTTATAGCGACCTCATGTGTTCTGTACTACCCAATCTCTTTGCAAGTTTTGCAGTCTTCTGATAAGAGAATGACTGTGAACTAGCATGTCTAACTGGAGTACCATCACTTTCGTTTGCGAATTTTTCTATTGCTTCGATTTTTGCAGTCCAAACTGAATTGGAGTCTTCGGAGTTCATAACCTCATCATATTTTTCTGCATATTTGTTTTGATCAAACAATTCTGCATATCTTGTAGCAATCTTTTCTTTATCTTGTAAAGTAAGTTTTGCTGTCAGTGTAGCAACTTCTTTTTCAAGTTTTGCTACCTGTGATGGATTAGATGGTTGTGCAACTGGGGCCTCTGGCTCAGAATTTTCTTGTGCTGGAATTGAAGCCATTATAGATTCAAGTTCCTGTGCAACTCGTTCCAAGTCTTGGAGTACCTCTTCTGGAGAAGCCTTACGGTTCTCGTTTGCGTCTACCATATCTGCTCCTATTTCTGCGAGTCTGACAATAGTATCTCGTATTTTAAAAGTCATTATATAAACTTCTTAAGTTAAGTATTTATACTATTAAAAAATCAGTAATATTAATGCCTGAAACTCAATACCAATATCAAAGAAATTACAAGATTAAAAATAAAGAAAAAATACAGAAGAAGGCTCAAGAATATTATAAAAATGTAATAAAAATAAGAAAGAATAATGAAAGATTAGAAGTAATTTATTATTACTCAAATGGATTTATGGTTTGTGAATGTTGTGGAGAATCAATAATAAAATTCTTAGGTATTGACCATGTAGAAAATAATGGAAATGAACATAGAAAATCAATACACATGAGTAACATCTATCATTGGTTAATCACTAATGGTTTTCCTGAGGGGTTTAGAGTATTATGTCATAATTGCAATTTTGGTAGATACCTTAATGGTGGTATATGCCCACACAAAAATAACTAGTGTTTTTCTTTGTAATGTTTTGATAATGCTTCTGAAGAAGAAAACATTTCACCACATTTGGTACACTTGTTTTCACCTGCTATTTTTTGGAAAATACTAGCAGTCTTGGCTCTAATCTTAACTGGATCTTCCTTTGTTTTATCCTGTTGTTTACTTGAAGATTCTTCCTCTCCAGTACCTTTAGACTTGAATGGTGGTCTTTCTTGGCCTTTTAGTTTCAAGACATCTTCTGCTTTACCTTCATCCTGTTTAACTTCTTTTTGTAATTGAGAGAAACGTGACTTTAGTTTTGCTCCTTTCTCCTGTCTTTCAACAGTAGCAACATAAGCGTCTGGATCAGATATATCAGGCTTGGATTTCTTCAGGGCCTGTACTGCTGAATCATGGTCTTCATAAGTGTTACCTAAAATCTTAACTGGCATTGATTTATCTCTGCCTTTGGTTTGCGTTTTGTTCTTCTACTGAATATTGGTGTTCTCTATCTCCAGAAGTTTGATTTGGAGCATTACCATAAGAACGTTCACCTGTGTTAGCATTTTCTTTAGAAACAGAATCAGAACCTGGATTTTCACCATTACCTTCAGTTTGATATTCCATACTACCTTTACCGTCACTTGCTAATTTAATTAATTTACCAAAACGTGCTTTTACTTGCTTGGAAGTAGACATCTATTACAGATTAGCCTTTCTACCTTATAAGCATTAAATCATTCATCTTCTTGGTTTTTCTTCTTGATAATTTTTACTTTTTTAGAATCCTGATAAGTCATGTTTTCTTCCCCTAAATCTGCCATTCTATGTCTTAATCCAGAGATTAATTCAAATTTAGCAGTGATTATTCTGGCCCTATCTTTCTGAGTGGGTTTAGGTGGCCTAATCTTGGTATCATTTGTAATGCTTTCAAATCCTTCCATTATCTTGTTTTTTGTATCTTCCTTTCTTTGTTTTACACTTCTGTTTTCTTTACCAAATGGTACTTCATTTTTCAATGGTAATTCTGGATCATGACGTTTGTATTTACCATATTCTCCAGTTGATAAATCTAATCTTTCTTTTGGAGTCAAATCATCTAATGAGGCTATTTTTTGTAATTTTGCATGTAGTCTACTACGTCTATTCTCACCTTTCTCTATTCCCTGTATCACATGAAAAGCATGTTGTGGGTGTTCGGGATTCATTTTCTTTGACATGTTTATGTCAGTATCTTCTTGTTCAACTCTACCAATTCCCTTGTTTCCTGCTCTGCGTCTAGTATTTTCATAGTCTTCTGGATTACCTACTTTATCATCCCTGGTTTTCATTAGATTTGTTAATTGATGGGCCGCAGGTGTACTATTAGAAGTGAATTTATCAAATAGGCCCTGTTCAAGTCTTGTTGGTTTTTTGAGTTTCATATAATCACCAACACCTTTCTTAATTTCTTCTATCTCTTCAGGTGTACCTTTTATTGCAACTCTTTGAAACTTTACTTGTAAAGCAATCTTTCGTAGTTTCTGACCAAGTTTGATTGGACATACTACACTGGCAGTCTTTGATGTATCATTATTATGCTCCTTGGCCACATGATTGATTTTTAATGAACTAGTCTCAAATGTTTTATCACAATATGGACAATCATATTCTTCTAGTTTTGCACCTTTGAATTGTACTTTACATTCATTTAGGCTTCCAATGCATGAACCCTTCATTATGGCCATCTGTGCTCCGTATGCAGGTTCTGCGTCTAATACAGCCAAGTGTAGGGCCTTCCATTTCGATATGTTACCTTCTGGCTCTCTTGGATCTAATTGGAATATTCCAGGACTGCAGAAAAGTGGTGGTTTGATATGTGCATATTTTGGGAATATCTCTGCAATAGCGTTCCAATTACCATGTTCTTCTACTACATCTCTTATGATACCAATAGCAAACTTGTTTTGATGTGCAAATATTGTAGGCAAGTGGTTTGTTGGTATGTATGGATGTGTGTAGGTATCACCATATTCAGAATCTGCGATAAACTGTCTTGATGTTGCCACTAGAGGTTGGCCTATGAAATCCTTTATGTTGGATTGTATACTGTTTTGTGATACACCCCATCCGTTACCGTTTACATCCTTGGCTGTTAATAGAAAGTACTTGACAAATTTCTTGTCTGCAGATTGTTCTTGGAGTAAACTGGCCCCTCTGAATTGTCCAACAGGCTTGAACTCAAAAGAGTGGTGATGTTCAAGGTCTAGGTTCAATTACCAAGAACCTCTTTGTACTCATATTCAGTTGAGAAGTTAGCACCTGATATTGAATTGTTTACTGTAACACTAAAGCCCCATAGGCCCTTTTGATCCCATATACTTGGTGATGGAGTAATGTAATGTAAAACACCATCTGCTCCTGGTGGATTGAATATTGCCACACCATCAGAGCCAGTCTTTGTGAATGTGGTACCATCTGGCCTCAAGAATGTAATTGTAAAGGTATCATAGTTGGCTAGGTTTACAACTACTGCAGTTCCTGTTGAATCATCAAGTACTCTTGGTTTAAGTTCGGTCTTGATGTCTCCAACGTGAATCTTACCTACAACCATACCTTAAATATCACCATGTAGTATTTATCTTCTAAATTATGTGAACATCCATGGTTGGGGCTGACTGGATGTAGGTATCAAAGGCTGGAGTCTTTAGTATGTGAACATCAAAGTTGATTGGAATGTTACCCTGTTTTACAATGACTGTATCTGCAGTATAGGTGGTTGTTCTTCTCTTTGCTATTGTAGTATCACCTGTGTAGGTTGTATTGATTTTTATCTTTTCGATCACAACGTCACCTGTGTATGCAGTTGTAAGGCCTAGTTTTCTAAAGGCAGAATCTGCAGTGTATGTTATCTGATTACCAAGTTTTCTGAGTACGGTATCACCTGTGTAGGTGGTCTGATTGGCCAGTTTCTTTATGATAACATCACCTGTGTAGGTTGTAAGTTTGAGTAGATTCTTGATGATAACATCAATGCGGTATTTGGTGAAACTACCTATACAATAAGCGTCACCACAAAATGCGTCACCTGTATATGAGCCTTGGATTGAATCAGAGTACTCTAGGTTTATCTTTTTGATTACTGTATCGGCTGTAATTGTAACTGTTTGTCTTTTGGCAAGGGCCACATCTGCAGTAATGGTACTTGTTTTACGTTTGGCAATAGCCAAGTCACCTGTATATGTTGTTAGAATGTTTACTTTCTGTATGATAACATCAGAGGTGTATGTTATGGCCTTGTTTACTTTCTTGATTACTAGGTCTACAGTATAGTTTGTATTAGTAAGAGTTGCTTCTGATATGTAAGCGTCAGAAGTAAATGCGTCGGCTGTGAATGAAGGCATATCAAGTTGTCTTTACTCCGTAAACTTCTATTTCTGTACCTAATTTCCATGTTGAGGTTGATGTTGATATTACAATCTGAGTTAGGTTTGTAGTTGATGTTTGGTCATTGTTCCAACTTCCTGATTCATTACCAACACTAAATCCTGTAGAACCCCATTGGCCCATAGTCCATGTACCATCATCCTGTCTTTTGATTGTAAACCATGACTCAAATTTAGTTGCTCCAGTAAGTATTGATGTAGAGGCTAGTTTTAGTATTGAACCTGTGGTGATATTGATTGCAGTAACTGAACCACCAATGCTTGATAGACCTTTCTGTAAGTAATTGGCCCCTAGAGCATTAATTGTGGCCTGTAAGGCTAATGAAGCAGTTGCAGTTCCATTGATTACAACTTTAATTTCAGAGTACTTTGTATTTACTACATCAGCCAAGTTTAGAGTAAATGTACCTTCTGCTATTGCGGCCTTGTGTTTAGCAAGTAATACCATAGAACCTTGATTGATTTGTGCTGGCTTGTCATCTTGATATACTGGATATTCTTGGATTAGATCAAATTCTAATGCTTCTATTGGAATATAATATTGCGATGAACTTGCATTTTTGCCGTTTGCAAATATGTTAATATCATGATATCCCCTAGATATTTCTAAGATTGTTTCTTTAACAGCATTATAAATCGCAGAGGCATTGTATAGATCATACTGTGAAAATATATTATTTGTACTTGAATCCAATCCAAGGTCAAGTTTGCCAGTATTATTGGAACGAAGTAATACTGATCTGATTCTGTATAGTCCACCTTTTGTAAAATATCTAGTATATTTCCACTTATCTCCATTATTGGGAGAACCTTGTAAAATATATCCATTGAATCTTGAATTTACATCTACATTAGTAAATGGAGCTGGACTACCCGATACTGTTATTGCATCCTGATCCCCTGCATAAACGGCTACTCTACTGTTCATTTTTAATCACTTAACCTCACACCTCTAATAGAGGCCAACTGAATGTTGTAATTACTAGAACTTCCATTCTTACCGTTAGCGGCTAATCTAACATCCTGTCTTCCTTGTTGTAATCTTACATTGACTGATTGAACATTATCATTTGATGGTGAACCTGAATACTCATCCAATAAACTTAACACTTGGACACTACCAAACCATAAATCAACTTTTGGTCTATCAGTTCCAGTAGTGTATACAAACTCTATCCTGTATAATCCACCCTTGATAAACAATGAACCTTCCATATAATCACCATTTGCTGGACTGGCTGTTTGTGTAACAGAATTATTATAGAATGATGAAGCATTTGTTGTTAATGTAAATGGATTTGGTACTCTTTCCTGTAATTCATCACCAAGTAGTAAAAAGTTATCACATCCACCTTGTTCATGGCCTCGTCTCTTGATGAAATTAATCCATTCAATGCCTACTGAGTTACCACTACTAGAACCGTTCTTACCATTATTCTTGATTTTGATTGTGTGTCTTCCATCTGCTATTTTGATTCCATAGTATTTTGAAACATTGTTATGTGTTGATGAACCATTGTAAGTGTCTAGGCCTGATACAACCACATTATCATCCATGATTAAATCAAGTTTTCCACCTGCAGTAGACTTTTCATAAGCAAATTGTATTTCATATTCACCATCTTCAAATGATGTTGTGGTATAGAAATAGGCCAAGTCAGTGTTTGGTGTACCGAATTTATTGTTTAGTCTCTTATTTGAATCATTGGTTGGGGCAGTAAAAGTACCACTGGATACTGCTTCTCTTGTACCAAGATTCCATACTTGAGGAATGTTATAGTCTACTGCATTGTTTACTAGTTTGAATAATGCTAGTTTTCCATTCCAGAATGAATCAACTACTGCAGAACTGTTCTTTCTTGCTCCAATGTAGAGGTTTTCTCCTGCCATGGTTAATGTATTACTTGCTGTTATAGCAACACTACCAATAAGAATACCATCACATTTTACAAAAATTATTAGATTAGTTCTATCAATTTCAACCACTATATTATGCCATCTTCCATCTTGCCATCTTGAAGCAATAGAATCAGTAACAGTATTTGTTGTTGTTCCATCCCATATCTCAAAGGCCAAGGTATTTGCGGCATTGATTCTCGCTTCCCAATATGCCTTACCTGCCACATGTGAACCGTAAGAGTACATGATTTGTAATGCACCACTTGTTGATGTATTGAAAAATATACCATCTTGAAAACTACTAGTTCCAACCTGAACTGAACTTGCAGTAGGAACTGAAAGATATTGAGAAGAAGCAGAAACAAAGTTAGCCACTGTTTGCTCGTATAGTGGTGATTCATCATCAACAGTTTCAGTTGCAAATGTTACGGTATTGTTATTTGTAAGTGGGCCTGTACCAACAAGTGAAGTCAAGTCAGCAAGTAAATTAATTTGTGATTCAGCATTTGAACAAAACTCATCACCAATCAGTCTAACTAGTGGTGAGCCTTGTAGTCTCATATCAGAATTTATTGCGTCTCTTGGAATTGCATAGGAAGTGTCTTGACCTCTATCCAAACCCCATTGTGCTACAGCGTCATTACCATCCCATCTTGTTGTGGATGTCTCTACAAAGCCTGTGGCCTTTTTCGGTAATTGTGGGCCCTTCTTTCCTGCCAGTTTTCTAGTTGCTACCATTTGATACCCACCTGATACTCATATATCTTACCTTTTGGCTTTAAACCTAATAATCTTTTAATCCAGTGAAACTTTCGTGGAAACTCACCAATGGCCACTGCAGACATGTAAGCGTTTGTATCCAGTTTGTTACCAAATGGTTTGTATTGAATATCAACAGTTTTTTTGATTGTTGCATATTTCTTTTCAGGAATTTCTCTTGTAATGTCCTTGGCCTCTTTGAACAGTATAATTTCAGCACTTGGATCTTTCTCTAGTATTTTATCACATAGTTCTTTTGTAAATGGTTTCCAGGATACCTTGGTTACTCGGCCATATACCTTCTCAAGTTGGCCAAAGAAATTACTATTCATGTTAAGACCTTTCTCAGTCCAACACTCAGGGCCTGTAAAACTTTTAACTAGAACTTCTCTACCATCTTGTTCAAATTGTGATAAATTCTTACCACTTTCAAAGTCTACTGACCAATAAAAACACTGCTTGGTCATTAGATTTCATCAACACGCCACGTTAATGTTTCAGTTGCTTGTACTCCACTAGTACCGTCTGTATCAACTCTAACTTGCATTACAATATGCTTTGAACGTGTTGCGGCTACAGTAATCAGTGAAGAATCAATCAATGCTGGAGAAGCAGAAGTATCAGAGTTTATGTTTGTTGTCTTGGTTGTTTGGCCAGAATAATAAGCATGTGTTGTTTCGATTGCGTCACCATCAGTTCCTGCAGAACCTGTAGCCTGTTGATATGAACCATCAGGTACACCTTTGTCACCTGAATCTCTATTACCTCTAAACAAACCACCATTGGTTCCAAATGTCCATCCAATAGCACCATCAGAGTAATGTCTAATATTTGATACCTGGGTAAATGTTCCACTTGGAGTTATACAGACATTGGCCCAAAATGAATGACGTAAAACAGAATCAATAATACATGGGTTAGTCAAATCAGAGGTATTTGCGTCGTCAGTTCTAAATCTTACGTTGGATACTGTAGCCCATGTTGGCCCTGCACCTGTACCTCTTTGAACTGCATAAGTAGCCCCTAAATCAGCCCACTCCTATTAATTAAATGATTGATATTCTCTATCATATTATATACTTCCGTCTTTGTAGTATTTATAATATTTTTTTCTTTTATTCTTATTACTTCATAGCCTTGTCTACTGAGAGAATCATCAATTACTTTGTCTCTAATTATATTATTAGGTAAACCATGCCAATAATCACCATCAACTTCAATACAAATATTCGGCTCTATGAATATGTCTACTTGATGATATTTATTGTTAGTTATCTTTAAACACTTATGTTTTACAAAATCTATTCCATTTGTTGTTAAAATACTCTGCATAAATCTTTCAGGTTTAGTATTCTTAATTGGTAATATCTGATTCTTTCTCTTTTCTCTTATTTTTTGTATTGTTTCTTTTGAAAAAGGTTTTGCTTTCATTCCTTTATTCCATGCTGTTTTACCTTTTCTAGTAAGACCTATTTTTGATTTTGTTTCCTCATCTCTTTTCTTACCTAACCAATAGGGTTTTTGAGATTGTTTTAATCCCTTATTCCAAGGTATACGACCTTTAGTAAAAGAACCTCTAGTTTTGAATGATTTATTCTTATTATGTGGTGTATATCCCTTTGTAAAGGGCATAAAGTAAAGTTGTTGATTTTAGTATTTATAGTTTAGAATGTTTACTGAACTATTTGAATAGCCCAAAAATCGTCTGCAAGATTTGGATTGGTCAAGTATGCATAAGGAATTGTAAAGTATCCCTTGTTACCCCACCATGTACCCCATGAGTTTCTACATAGGAATCTTTGGGTTGAATCATCATAACCAACACATAGTACTGCATGGCCACCAAGAATCTTCTCATTGGGCCCAGGCAAGTTTGCAGTTCCTGTTGTTGATGTATACTGAGATTCAAATGACTCATAAACAGTAAATCCAAATACAAATGGTATTCCATTAGCAAGACATAATTTCATAAGACTTGGTGATTTTTCATTGTAGATACGCTTGTATTGTACAGCCTTGTGTTTTAATGCGTCTACATATTCATCTGCACCTGGCTTCCATGTAAATTGTTGAATATTGTATGGCCACATTGACTCATGACATACACCTAATTGATTTACTGACTTGATTCCATCACGTATCATGGCCCCACTATCAGTGTTTATTGTACCTTCCATGGCCCTTTCATTGTAATAGATGAATAACCTGGATGGCATGAAATCAGGAAGGCCTTGTTTAAGCAAGTCAAACTCAATGGCCCCTGCTATTGCGTTTGCAGTACATGAACCCAGGCCACCTTGATCATATACAGGTGGGCACTTTGATGATAAATCAACACTGGATGGTAAGACTTGTACTGGCATGACATCACCAACAAACAAATGGTCACGTTGGTCTGGAATATCATGTCTCCATCCATACTTGTTCTCTATCTTATGTTCTGTATTATTCCACCAATTCTTTAATTTAGCGTAAAGACTCATTTGTATCTCATTACCATTATTGAACCAAATACAAATAAGAATCCAAATATGAGTGAATATTCAGCAACTGGGCCAAATTCAGGAACTGGATTAAGACATCTTTGTGGAACTACCAAAGTCTCGTTATACTTGGCCTTGAATGAATCATCCTGTGAGAACCATGTCCATAATGCTACTGGACAGTAATCTTGTGATGGCATACCACTTTGTTGTATACGAACTACTGCTAATACTGAAGGATTTGATTTTAGTGTATCAAAGTCAGTTTGAGATAAAACAATAGATTTTGTAGTACATCCACCTGTTGAACCGATAATCTGGCCATTGATATTACATGTATTGTTTGGAGCAATAATATCCATTGACCAATTTGTAGAACTTGTTATTGGTAATCTTGGCAAGTATTGGTAACATGTGATACCATCATGTAAGTAATCAATACAACTCTTTGGTTGTGTACTATCAGAGAATCCGAATGTTGGAAATTGGTTTGCATAAACGACACTGACTCCACTCAGGGCCACCAAAGAAAGTAAAATAATTGCAAGTTTCATACTCTATAGTAAAAGTAATTAGATATAAAAAGATTAGGGATGGCCCTGTTTATTCTTTAACAGGGGCCTTTGGTTTTCGCAGTGTTACTGCTCTACCAATACCACCCACTACAAATTTATCAACTACTGCTACAATACCAAACAGCCCTGCTACTGCAGAGATGAATGTTTGTGGACTAGTGATTGGTGGAATTGTTATAGCATTTGCTGTTCCTGCTACTACTGAGGAATATACAATGATTCCAAGGCCCAAGAATAAACCCAGTAAAAGGTCATTTCTCAGGGCTTTAGTATCAAAGCCTTTCCAGTTTGGATCATTTCTGTTCTTTATCCAGTCGCTGAAATAACCTGCGTTATTCCATACTTCCCCTGCAGTTACAGAGGCTAGGATGAACAGTATGAAGTTATCCATAGGTCTTGCTGATTAGTACCTATTAATTAACCTTGTGAATTAGAAAAAAGATTTGGCCCTTCAGTTGCTAGAGTCTCAATCATTCCTACCAACTGAATCGGCCCATGTACAACGCTTTCCCTCGTTGAACCTCTCGCCAGAACCATATTGGAGATTTTACCTGGTATGAGTGGCCATAAAATCAATTATGGTTGATAAATATACAAAGGCATGGTAAATAAACATAACGCCTATGAAGGTCTCTCAACACTTCATAGCCCTCAACTGAGAGAATCATCCAATATCCGATAGATGGCAGTTTGGCCTCTTGGGTACAATTAGATGGAATTGAGTTGATTAGTTATAGAAAGGCCTGATATAAAAAGTTGGTGGGTACAGAGAGATTGATAAATCAAATCTCACCTCTTGTATAGCATTACCCACATGCTAGGCTTTTGACCATTTGTACTTTAGTTCGGAGTTGACGGCCCCTGGGTATTAGCCAGTATCGCTTCGGATGTACCTAACCTATTATATATTGTTCTTTATGGAATAAAAAGTTATTTGTATTGTGACTCGGTAGGTCTAATCTATTCCATAGACTCCCTTGCTTTCATTGTCATACAAATAGGAAATACAGTGGGCTCGTAAACGTTGCCGAGACACCACCTCTTATTGGCCGTTATTATCTCAACGGCAGGGAATGTGATTTAAGCACACACCATTTTCTATTCTGGCCTATAGACAGGCTTGTTTCTCTTCTCATGGCCCAAGGTGGAAAACTATAACCTTGTGCTAAACTAGCCTCGAATCATTCAAAACTAGTGGCCTAGCATAATCTGTTACGTTAGGATAGAATAAAAACGTTACTAATGCCACATGCTTTTTAGTGTGGTTACTGCAGAAACAATACCACCAAAACTTGAAAATATAATTGTGATAAACTTGTATTTGTCAGTCTCTGACTTGACTCGGCCCTTGATTTCTTTCTTTATCTCTTCCTCAGTCCAGGAAGTTCTTTGACATAAATCCTGTATCTTATCTGTATGTACATCAGTCTTGTCTCTGATATACTTGACATCATCTCCCAGTTTATTGATAGCATTTAGAAGCAGGGCTATATCAGTATCCATTATTTCTTAACCTTCTTTGCAGTCTTTGGTTCTTGCTTTGGTAATGAGCCCCATGGTGATACTGTTGTAGCCATTTGTCCATCTGCTCTTGGCCACATGTTAATCTGAACAGGTGATTGCCAGTCAGGTCTCCATCTATTCAAGTCTGGATCAGTGTTTTGGCCCTTGGATAATGTATCCTTGTTTAGTTCTTCTACACCCAAGAACTCTCTCATACCACTTTCATCTATTAGGCCTGTTGCAACCATATCCTTCATCTCATTGTACAATGCAGGATCAATCATGGTGAATAACTTGGGCTTGTTGAACTTGTGTTTGATTTTGATTGGTAACTTGTTTGTATCATCAACCTGGAATAATATCTGTAATATCCTGTCGTATAACTGAGATTCAATGGCCCTTTCAAGGATGATTCTCTCTGGCCTGATTTCAGTGTTGATATACATGTCAATCTCTTCAATATTACTATTGCCTGATAATGAACCAATATCACCTTCAGATAGCATAAAGCCTGGAATACCAAATGCAGTTATGATGGCCTTGATTAGGCCTGTTCTGATTGTTTCAAGCCCTGCAGTATCAGTATGTGCATTATCACCTGATAGTACAGTTACACCTGTTTCATCCTTATTACTTGGGCCAGTTACTGCAACTGCCCTACCTTCAGAGTCATTGGCCTGGTTTGCAAACTGGGTTAGTATTGATTGTTCATTACCAAATTCTTGTGGTGGTATGGGTACTGAGTATATTGGTGGTTTGTACCATGCATATTTGGCTGTATTGGGATAGTCTTGATTGAGAATAACGTTTAATGTGTTTGCAATATCGGCCACTCTTGCTACTTTAGAGTCACCATAGTAATCAGAGAATAACTCATTATTGAATCCATGCATAATGTATATCATACGTTCTGCGTCAATGGTTGAACTCTTTTCATCAGTGTATGCACCAACAACTTGACATCCTTTTAGTTCTGCAGTGTTATCATCAATAAGAGGCCTAATAGTAAACTCTGGCCTGATTAATCTAATTTGATTTGGCATACGCCATCTTACAGTCTTTGTTTCATCTGGATCTTTATCTAATGGTGTAATGGCCAATACACATCTACCCTGTTCCAGGGCCAAAAAATATGCATTGAATACATTATTCTGCAGGTCTAAATCCATACATAGTTTATCAACCCAGTCCTTGATTTGTTCAGGAGTAAATTGTCCATCCTTCCAGTATGGTACTTTCAATAGTGTTGTTTGGGCCCATGACTCTTCCTGGTCTTCAGGTAGTTCTTCTTCTTTGCGTGGTACTACACTTGTGGTATATCCCTGACCTGCAACCATTGTTGTATGGATACGACATCCTCTATAGACATAAGAGTTATCCATGGCACTTCTAAAGTCTTTACGTTCAGAGAATGTATATGGATCAACTGTTGCAAATACTTGAATACCTTGATAATCCATTGACTGGCCATCCATCTTACGCCAGTTATTAGAGACATATTTTCTTACTGTACTACGTGAAGATACACCAAAACGTGGTATAGCATAATCCTTCTTTTCTGCAAGTTTTTGTTGATTAAGTGGTACTATTGTACCTTTATCGGCCCTTAACTTGCGTGTTTTGACTTGGCCCATATAGAGTATTGGCTAGACTTCATTATTAAAGATTAAATAAAAATGATTATAGTGGATCAAGTTCAATGGATACAACAAACTGTTCATCACCTTTGTTTTGTTGGGCCAGTTGTTGTCGTAGGTTATCTGCTCTCTCTTTATTGGTATATCCTGCTACAATGGCCACTCCACCAAACAAGGCCCCTTTTTGTGTGTATCCTACAATGTATATTGATGTCATTTTGTATCATCCTTTAGAAGTTGCTGAAGTTCCAAAAAATCTTCTAATAGACTCATAATCGGTATAAGACTTCTCTGTATATCTGATTCAGTCCACTGTCTTTTTGATATGTTATTCATGAAAAATCTGAAATTTCCTAACATTCTATCACTAATTATTTCTTGGTGATGTCGTCTAAAAATTTCTTCTACTCTCTCTTTGAGTTGTTTTAGTTGGTTGTTTTCTTTTTCGATTTGTTTGAATCTTTTTAGTGTGTAACTATCTAACATTTTGTTTAATTCTTCAATCTCTGCCTTGAGTTTTCTGATTTCAGAATAGAGCGATTCTACAAAATTGTCGTTATGAATTGATGATTGTTTCCATATTTTCAGTTCTTCTAGTGCTTTTTGACCGTCTAGGATTTGCAAAACCTGTGATTTAGATAATGGATTTCTCAACTGATATTTATCTTCTATAATTTTAACAAAATCATCTTCTGTTATTTTGTCAGTCATATATCCTTCATCTCTTTTTCAATCTGCTTCTCTATATCTCTTTCGGTCATGGGTTTCTTGGATACCACCATCATGGGCCTTGGGAGATTATGAATATACCTACTGGCCACCTTTACTGCATAACACATGGCCCAAAACCTATCATCATGGAATCCACTAGGATGTCTATATGTGATATTACCTGCGTCAGTGATTACCTTTTCCTGTTCCATTATCTCCTGATATAGTCTTGGTGTATGAATGATTAGTTTCTTCTTGTTGAATAACCCCTTGACAAGGCCTATCATATCCTGCTTGTTCTGCATTGATGATACAATAGGTACTAGTGGAATCTCTCTTGAGAACATCTTAACTACTTCACCTGAGCCTAGCCTATCAAAACCTATTGCGTTCATCTTTTCATAACGTTGGATCTTCAGTAAGTCTACTGCTATATCATTGTAATCTACATGGGGCCAAGTCTTATTGCCTATCTCTTCAAAGATACCATTCTCCAGTTTCATTACAAATAGGGCCATATTATCTACCCTGTTGGCTACATCTAGGCCCCCGAATTTAACTAGAATGGTCATGACCAATGGTAAAGATGATGTACAAAACAATACTCTTTAGTTCCTTTAGTACATTCATTAGCAAAGAAAATACTCTCTGCTATTTTGGCACATTCGATTTCTTCTTCAGTCCAGGGTGGAGTTTGGCCTACTATCTCTTCTCTTTGGTCAAAGTAATCATCAGTCTTCATGTGATATAGGGTGCTTCATTCTTTCTTTTATTTCTTTCTGCTTCCTGGGCCTGTAGTTCCATATCTAGTTCTGCGTGTACTTGGCCTAGTACTTCAGGTACTACCTTGTTTACTAATGTTCTCGTACTGATTAATCCGATTATTACGTCTATTTCATTGTATGTTAGGTGATTGGAATATAACGCTGTTAAGATGTTTACCATTACATCCTGTACCTTATCCCACCTGATTTGAGGTATTAGTGGCATGTCAGGAATGATTGCTTCTTGGGATGTTGAATGTTTAACACTCTTCTTTAGATTGTTTTTCTTTTTGGATACTGGCATGATAGTATTGTTTTAGTTACTGTTATTTAAAGAGTTGAGGTGTACATACTACACATCCTGGCTCTCCATCCTCGTCTAGTTGTGAACCATTACACTTCCAGCATGGTTTTTTCATTTTGATAACTTTCCATCAAATACTGCTTGATCATATCCATCTAGAACTGATTGAATTTTCTTTATTTTTATTGTTTTCTTACCGTTTTGAACCTCTGATATTACAAGATTACATACATCAATTAGAACTTCTTTTATTTGTTTTTTCATGGAGATATACCATAATACTTGTCTAAAAGTTTTACTACTTCTTCTGGCCAGTGTTCCTTTCCTAGTATAGCATGGGTATCATTCTTCCAGTCAATAACCTTTAGGCCTAATGCTAGACACTCATAGGCCATCTTGGATAGTTCAGTCATTTGTTGGCCCAAGACTACTCTGTTATCAATGAATGTGTCAAACCTACGATAGAAATCTGGAGTATCTTTGTATTTACACATAAGGCCTGGGCTTCTAGTGAATGAACCTATACCGATACCTTTTGGATAGAATAATTCTGTATCCACTATGGTAGGAATGTATATTGCTCTTTTTGGTAGGTATTTGGCCAGGTCTTTTGTTGCATAGAATATACCATCTACAAGATTGTTTGCGAAATCGTTTACTGGGTTGGTTCTTAGGTCTGAACCATGATAGTGAATAAACACTTTCTTGTTTGGGTATAATGTTTTTATTGTTGTTGCTATTTCATGTACAGAGTGGCAGTGTATTATATCAAACCTATAGGCTAGTTCAACTGCAAAATCATCAAACTCTGTACCACCAAAATCAGTATGTGTTTCGTTGTAGTATGTTAGAAATCCATATTGGTCATTCTTCTCTGGCTTGATTACCTGTACTTCATGGCCCAGTTTACGTTGGTATTTGGCCATGATACATGATACACCTGCTTGATCCCATATATGTAATATCTTCATGTTTCTAACCCTTCCTTTTGTAATATCTTGATAGGTTTAGTATAACCTTCAAAGAAACATTTTCCTTCATGACCTCTCTTTAGACTACATGGAATTAATCCGCCATTGTTAGCAAGTTTATAGATACATTTCCAATGTTCTCGACCTTTGTTATCTTTTGTCATTGTAATAAAACCTCTGCAATTTTCATATCATGAAGTATTCTTTTTGATATGACTATTAGATATTGTTCTGCCAGTTTTAATCCATCCAAGTCACGAATCTCAATACATCCGTTTTCAGACTGTAATATTCCATATAGACGGTCTGTTGTGGGTGTCATGGATAGATTCTAACCTCGATTACATTTGAATGTGGAATATGTGGTACGCAATTCCTCATCCAAGTTTCTGCCTGTTCTTTCTTATAGAAATACTTTGAATTAAAACATGCGTGTTCTTCCCAAAAAACTACATAGATAAGACTTTTAGGTTTACGAATTTCAGGCGTATCAATTACTCGACGCTTTGACGGGGATGTCAATTTGAAATTTTGACCTCCTCAGTATTTCCACATATACAGAGATATTTTATTAAGGTATTTCCATCTGGACACCATTGAAAATCATAACTTCCTAATACTCGTTTACATTTTTCACAAATAACTATTTCTTCTGTCATTACTTACTCTCCATTCGGTCAATATTGATTCTAATATGCCACTTCCAGAACTTTAGGAATATGCTTCTTCTAATCAATTTAGGATGAACATCAAAGGTTTTTCCAGTACCTGACCATGAACAATCATATTCGAACTTATCTATTCTCAATTACCATTACCTCGTTCGGTTGAGCAACAATCATGTTCAGGTTGTAATCTACATTCTTCAACGGTTTCACACCAACAATCAATGCATTGACATTCTAACTTCTTTGTCGTCAAGGATGACAACCTCTACAAGTAAAATGATAGTTACGTTTATGCTTCTTGCAGTATCTTTGGTTTGTATCTTTCCAGTCTAATTGTTGATTAGGATTATAATCATCATGATTGTAAGCCAATATTTTATTTCTTACTGACTCTGGTAAGTTTCCATTCTCAAAAATATCATTCCATTCATCGACTGCAAGTTCGTATTGTTCTCTAGCCTGACTAATATTTTTTAATTTTAGTAAGATTCTTGCACTTTTTAATTTATCTTGCGTGTAACTAATCATTGAAGTAACCCATTTTTCCATCTGTAAACACTCAGTTGAGCTTGTCATTAATGAAACAACCTCGTTAACGAAATCATTAGCAAACTCATACTTGAAATAAGTATTGGAATACAAATCCAATAACTTGTTGAATTTGTTGGATGTTCTGCCATATATGCAAGTAATTCAAATGTTGGATCTCGTCTTGGTGGTTCGTATATCCTTGTAGTTGCCTCTACATTCTTAACATAAGCTGGAATTCTATAATTAGTAATGATGTATTTATTGGCATCATCTGTTTGCTTGTAACTTTCTGCGGTAATTGGAGAACCAGTCTTTATTCCTTCTAAACCATCAGATGGCAATGTTAAGATAACCCCCAACGTTGGGCACACACTTGTTCCCAATACTCTCGATTACAATTTGTATGCATCATAGCAAGAATGTTTATAGCATCAGTAATTTCTTTTTGTCTATCTTCTGGTGAGAATGGTAATTCAAATATCTCTTCAATCTCTTTTAGTAGTCTTTGTTTCCACCATGAAGGCGGTAATTGAGAACCTACCCAACTATTACCATATTCAGGAAACTTTGATTCTATTTTCTTTTTACATTGTTCTACAATCTGAACCCAATTCGGTTGCTGACATTCTTCCTCAATTGTCATGCCAATACCACTTTACTCCCACTCTTAAACCTTCCTACACTTTGTTCTATTTCTTTAAGTAAAACCTCTGGATCTTGATTTTCATATAATCCAGTTTTTATTAGTGATTTGTTATCCACTAGGCCCTGATTTATCCATAAGAAAACATCATAGTGAAATACACCTTCCATTTTTCTGAGTTTTATAACTGTACTAGAACCATACCAAATTTGTCTTGTTTTAAACTCTTTGATTCTCTTTTCTGGAGACATATTCACATATATTTGGGCCTTTTAGTTAAATGTTTCTCACATTGTTTCAAGGCTATACCATCAGGTCTCCAGATACAACCACATGTGTAATACATTGTTCCTTGTAATGATACTATTGGTGGATATTCTGCATTTATGGCCTGTTCAATGTATTTCTTTTTAATCTTGAACCTTTCTATTGGTACATTCCTGTCTTGGTATCGTGTCATTTTATCATCTCTTTCCTTGGGCCTTAGTGTATCATCACAATGTATTGTGATACCATCAACTATTGGGGCTTGGTCAAAGGCTATCAATTCATTCATGTAGAAATAGAACCAATGTACATCTTTACAGGTTACAAACATTGGGTTGATTACTAGCCTGGGGTTATGACTTTCCCACTTGTTATATTTTCCAGTTGGGTTATGTTCTTCCAAGGCCACTTGTGCCAGTGGTACATCTATTGGTATTGTGAGTTTGTTTATGTTACCTTCAAGATACTCATCTGCTCCAACAATCAAACATGCGTCAAAACCAAGTTTACCTGCAGTATGGAAGGCCAAGTTATTCTTTACTGGCATGAAATTAAATCCTGTATCAAGTAATATGGTATTATCATAGGATTGTATGATTTCTCTTGTTCCATCATCACTCTTTGATTTGCCTTCATGCTCGAATAATGGGAAGGCTCCATCAATGCATATTACCTTCTTTACTTCCCAGTTCTTGAATGAATCAAGTGCCCTTGTAAGATGTGGGCCCTTCTCCTGGAATACAGGCATGTAGACACAAACTTCTGGGTTTTCCTTGTACTTCATTGTAAATCACTTGGTTTTAGTGGTCTAAAAATGTGTAAATGTGGTGATACACAATAACTTCTACATCTGACACAATACATTATTTTTGGTTTTATTCTACTACCCATTCAGGTCACAATCCTCTTTATCTCAAAACATTCAGCCATAGGCTTGTGTACCTGATTACCTCTATGAGTAACCAATGCGTCAAAATATCTATCGTCAAAATATCTACGTCTCTTCTGGCTATGATAGTGTGATAATGCCTTCTTCTTTACTGTAAAATCTTCTTCTGATATTTCATTCCACATGTATGGGCCTTGCATACGCTGACCTGAATGTAGGTCTTCAAAGCAGAATACAGTTTTATCAAACATTAGATCCTCTACAATCTGTCCTATTACTCTATGGTCTTGGTGCATTGATGTATTGGAATGTGTAAAGAATACATCAAACTTGTCTTTTAATTGATAAATATTATCTCGTAGGTCAGGTAATTGTTTGTCAAAGTATCTTGTTTGGTAGTTTAGAATTGTAGGAACAATATCAAATTCTGATAGGGCTGTTCTACATTCTTTTTGTGTATCCCATTCTGGATTAGTAGTCATGGAGTTTGAGCATATTATAACTTCAACAAACTCTCGTCGTATTTGATTGAGTGTTCCACCCATTCCCAATTCAACATCATCTGTATGTGCTCCTATTACACATATTCTTTTGAGTTTTAGTATGTCTCTAATCATAACTCATATTCCCAATCTTCATTGAATGTATGTGGACATATCCCATTATTAAGGTGTTTGCCTAAGTTACAATTCCAACATAATACTTGAAAACCTATAGGATATTGATTCTTTATTATCCATCTTGCAAGATTTGATCCTATTTCTTTTCTGTGTGTTGAACCATTATTATTAATGTGGTCTATAGTCAAAAATACTAGGTTTGTTTCTCCACAACAAACACATTTACCACCATAATGATTAATTACTAGAATTTTCTGTTTTACTCTATATTTTTTACCTGCCTTTCTATCAACTTCTTTTGATTTTTGTTGGTTTTTCCATTTTTCTTTGTTATTTTTATAATATTCTTTGTGTTCATCTAATATTCTATCTTTGTTTATTATGTTATACATTTTAAAATAGATTTTGTTATTACGATAGTGTTTTGTCTGTTTACTAATCATCTTTTGGGCAAAACCCACATTTGTCACAATACCATTTGGTAGTCAAGTCAGGTCTCAATTCATACTGGCAGTCAGGACATAGATGTAAACTAACCAAGTAATCACTGTATTGTTTTATGATTTGTAGCAAGTCTCTATTTGATATGTTGAATAGGTCATACTCTACGTTGTTAAACCTCATTGAGTTTACTATGAACTGTCCAAGACGTTGAAATTCAGTCATAATCATCTCTCCTGGAGAATGGATGTCCTAGTAAAAGGTGTCCATCTGTATCAGTATGTTCTGTACAGGTTCTGTTACATGCAAAGCATAATTCTGATTTCATATTGATTCAGGTTCCTTTTTTGGTGATAGTCTGTCTGCTCTTTCAAGTAGTTTTCTGGCCTTGGAAATATGCCAGTGAGCCTTTTCTCTTAATTCATTTGCTCTATCTTCTACTCTAGTCATATCTTACCTCTGAAAATATCATCTAGTATACTTAAAGTTGTTGGTGGTTGAGATGGTAGCCATTCTATTGTGATTCCTGCATTGTCAAAATCTAATATGTTGAGGTATTTTCTACCACTTGGGCCTGATACATAATGTGTTGCTCCAAGTTTTTCGCATATATCCAGTATTTTATCTGAACCTTTCAAGTGACCATTATCAAATGATGTGCTAAATGTTGTGTTGGTCTTGATTTCTAATATTTCACATATCTTCTTGATCCAAGCAAGATTGATTCCTATTAGATTCTTCCATGGATGTTCGTAAAGTTTGAAAATGAAATCATATAAACCACAATATTTTTCTAATGTTGGTTCATTACCATAAACTGAAGTTAGTTTTTGTCTGTGTTTTTGTTTCCAGTTTATTGTATTATCTATCTCAATATCTTTGATTAGAGTATCATGATTTCTATGAACTGGGATAGTAAGCCATTCACCTTCTACTATCCTATTACGATTAGTAAATCCATTCTTCTCATATTGTACATCATCAAGTAGTACAAAATAGTCACACATTTTCATCTTGTCAAAGAAGGCCTTGGAAGGTATGTAGTTTGGTTGATGTATTCCTACTTTTACTGTCATGACGATAAATATGTTCCTAAAACTATGATTAGTAATATTACACCAATCATTTTTTCTTTCCAATTAAGACCAAATATAATTAATAGTGGGCCTATGAAGGCCATAATGATTATCATAAAAGCACATAATATTACAAATTTATCTGTCATTTTCTATTCCTAATCAAAGTTGATACATTGAGTTGTCTTGTATATGCTTTATCACCTAGTTTTAATTCTAAAGTACACATCAAATCTATTGTTGTATCATCAAACCAAAAACCTACAATACTTACTTCAATATCCTTCTTCATTACTATTGACCTTCCACGAATGACTTTATTAATCTATCTAATTTCTCAGGATTGTTATCATACATCTTGATGAAGAGTTTTACATTACGGTATATCCCAGTAGCATTGTCAGTCTTTCCACATGCCAAGGCCAAATCTTGTGATGTACTAGTCATTTTTCATCCAAATGTCCATAGTTTGCAAGTAATAGTTCTGGATATTTCTCTACTAGTTCTTCTACCTTGATGTCTTTATCCTGTAGTACTTGTTCTAATGACTTTTTCATAACCTAACAATTCCTCTTGCTATTAACAATAGCACCTTCTTTTAAACCGTCGTAATACTTCTTTAGTGTAGAGTTCATTATTTCAAAAGTCTCTAGTTTTTGTTTGTTCTTCATATTCCATCAATTCCCAGTTTCTGTCTTACTTCCTTGATATGTCTACAATTACCTCTAAACTCAAATCCAGGACATGTGCAAAAGTCAGGCCCAGTAACATCTACATCATAGAACTTTTCGTCACCTTTACTGGATATGACTCTGGCTGTGAATGTTCCAGTCATTACTATTGGATCAATGTTTATGTGTGGTGGTTCTCTCATTGTTGAACACCTGAGCCACCACATTCTTCACATGTGATATTGTCTCCATTTACTCCTGCACCTTGGCAGATTCTACATGATTTCATGGTATCAATATAGAATGTGTAATATTTAAGTCAATCTCAACAAAAAATAGGGTGATTTGGGTTATACTCTTACATGAACTGCATTAATTCGTTTAAGACAACCACTCTTACACCAAATACAAAAATCTCCATCAGGAGATATTGAACATCCTTGGAAGTGTTTATTATTTGGACATTGACATCCCATGAAGTAACTGTAAAAATAGGTTCTATTTATTAATTGTGATATATGACTTTACCAAGTCTAAATTTGATTCCCTGTCTCTCCAAGTCTTTACATGATTTACTGGCCTTGGAGATATGAATCTCCATAGAAGCCTCTTTACCATCCTTAGTTACTACTACTTCAATAAACATGTAAATTAATTTTGGTTAAATGATCAATATTAAGATTAGGTATTAAGTATGTTTGAATAATCGGTAACATTTTGTGGTATGTAGACTATTGATTTCTCATCAAAGGCTGAGTTATTTGATGTACTAAATTCACACATGTATTCTTGACGCCAATCAATCTCAGGATTATTTTTCTCTTTTTCTATGAAGTCTCTAGTCATTAGGCCTTCCTCAATCGCTGATTCACAATCATATTGTAATTTGAAGTATTCAGAGGTTTTATTAGTAAAGTTATTGTAGAAAAATCCTCTTTTACCGTTTGGTGTAGTTTCCAAGATAAAATCCATGGTATCGTCGTTAGAGGCCAATGGGTGAGTTGCAGTGTATACCTTTCTATCCTCAGTCCTGTCAATGTGGGCACACTCAATAAACAACACACATTTGACATTCTCTAAACCTCTGACTGCATATTCGTTGGCAGGTATTGTTTTTAGTTCTACTCCACATGTCATTTTCATTGTATCATGTCTCTTTTGGCTAACCAAGTCATTATATTTCCATATTTTACCATAAGCGTCAGTCCATCCTTTGTCATTAGGGCCCCATAACAAATCATCAAACCTGGTCAAGTAATCATCAGCCTGGCTCTGCCTGTTACCTGAAATCATGATAACCTTGTGACCAATATACCTATCAAAACAGTTCTCTAGAACGGTTCTTAGTGAGGCTTCTGTAGCACCTCTTTTACGTGACTTGTTGTATGCTACTCTATGTGTTAAGTTCCATACATTATGATATGCTATCTGTGATGGTGTTACTGGGCACACCTTTCCAGTACCTGGGTGTATTGGATTACCTATTATTCTATTCATCTCCTGCCATTTGTAGGTTAATGATTCAATCCTGGATAGTTTTTCTAATGATTCTGCCTTTACAAATATTGGTACATCTGCACGTTGTATGGGTGGTATTTTCTCTTTTGTTCTCTCCACTAGAGTATGGAGTTTATTTAGTGCTGAGAGTCCTTGATTCTGCAACAAGTCTAGTCTTTTC